AGGTCTGGACCCCGGTCGCCACGGCCTGGGCTGGCTGGCGTCCCAAATTCGGCCGGGAACAGATTGTCGCCGATGCGCTGGAGAGCGTGGCGCAGGGCGTCCTCACTGTGCTGGCGTTCGGCGCGACCATGGCGATTCAGGCGGACCATCGCGTTGTGTTCGTCGCCGGTCCGTACCGTGGGCGCATCTTCGGCATTCACTCCATCACGCCCACAATCGACGGCCGGGAGATCGAATTCCTGTTGGTCGAGGGGGATGGCTGATGCCTTGGGCCGCTTTCTCCCGCCGCTTTGACTGGAGCCCGCGCCCCAGCGTCACGATCGTCTACCCGCCCGGGGAATTTCTGGTCACGCGCGCCTGCGCTGCCAGGGCAAGAGCCGCAGGCGCGGCAGCGATCGTCAGGAAAGGATTTAGCCGTGGCGAGAAATCTGGAGGGGCTGGAGCGGCTGAAACGGCGGATTGCCCGCATCCCGGAGAACATCCGGGCGCCGGTGCAGGCGGCGGTGCAGGCCAACGCCGAGATGCTGGCGGCGGAGATCCGCAAGGTGGCCCCGGAGGATAGCGGCAAACTGCGCCAGTCAGTCAGGACCAAACAGGGTGATACCGATCTGGTCACGCTAGTCCTGGCTGGTGGCGAGTTGACCACGGTGCCAATCCGCGAGGGATCGGACATCACGTGGGACTATGCGCTGGGGGTCGAATTTGGCGTCGAGCGCCATACCCAACAGGGCATGTTTGCGCTTGATCCGTCGATCAATCTCAAGACGCGCGCCGGCCGGCGGGCTGCGAAGGGCAAGCAGAAGTTTCACCCTGGCACCAAGGGCACACGGTTTTTCTACGGCACATGGCAGGTCGAAAAACGCAGGCTGAAAGCCAGATTGCGAGCGGCCATGAAGCGTTCCGTTGCCCGCTCGATCCAGCTTGACAGGGCCGCGTGATGGAAGATGCATCGTTGGCGTATCAGCGCGCGCAGATGAAGCTGCTGGGCGAAAACGCGGCGGTGACGGCCCTTGTGGCTGACCGCATCCATGATCTGGTGCCGCAGGGAACGCCAAAGCCATACGTCAAGATTGGCGATGACGTTGCGATGGGCGATCCGGCGGATTGCCTGGAGCGATCTGTTGTCCTGTCATCCCGCATCCATGTCTATTCCGGCGCGCCGGGCAAGGCTCCGGCAAAGCGGATCGGCGGCGCGATTGTTGACGCGCTGGACGGCGCGGATCTGGACGCTGGGCCGGATTGGCGGGTTGTCGAGGTCTCCTATGTCCGTTCTGCCTGGTTTGATGAGCCTGACGGCCTGACCACGCACGGCGTCATTGAGCACCGGGTCATGCTCGACCCAGCCTGAATTCAAGCCTGTCTTTTTCTGCTCCAGCCGCCGCTTCGGCGGCTTTTTCATTGGGAGAGCACCATGGCCAAGCCTGTCACACTGCCGTTCGGCAGCTTTTTGCTCAAAGTGGGCGACGGGGCGACCCCCGAGGTGTTTGTTGCGCCTTGCGGTTTTACCCAGCGCTCGCTGCAACTCACGGCGAACACCAACACGACGCAGGTTCCGGATTGCGATGATCCTGACGCCCCGTCCTGGGATGAGGCCGACGTTTCGTCCATGTCTGGACAGATCAATGGCCAGGGCGTGCTCGCAAAGGAGGCGTTCCCGATTTGGAATGAATGGTTCCTGTCCGGCGCCCCACGGAACATTCGCGCCGAATACAAGGGGCTCGGCCACTATGAGGGTACGGCGATCCTCACCAGCCTGCAGTTCGATTCCAACATCGGCGAGAAAATCGCGATCAACGTGACGATCCAGAACTCTGGCGAATGGACGTTTGTTGAAGAACCGGCAGGGCCGTGAGGAAGGGAAGGGTTGACCCATGGCCGGCGTCACCTCTGTTGATCTCGATTTCGGGGATGGAAAGTACACATTCCACCTCGACATCCCGCGCCTGAAAGAGCTTCAGGAAAAAACTGGGTCCGGGCCGCCGGAGGTGCTGAGCCGTCTGGCGGAGGGTCGCGCGCGCATTGACGATGTGCGCGAGAGCATCCGCCTCGGCCTCATCGGTGGCGGCGCGGCTCCGCTCGCCGCGAAAGCGCTGGTCGAGCGATATGTGGATGAGCGTCCGCTTATCGAGGGCATCGCCTACGCGACGCTGATCCTCGGCGCGGCCATCATCGGCAACAAGCCGCCGGAGGCCGACCCGGGAAACCAGTCAGCGGCGGGGTCGACGCCGCCTCCGGCAGCGCCGCCGGAAGCGACGGACGCATAGACTTCGCCGCGATCCAGGCGGGCGCCATCATCATGGGCGTCCCGCTGTCAGACCTGAACGGCATGTCGTTACTGGAATGGGCGGACATCGTTTCCGCCTGGAATGCCGCCCACGACCCTGACGCCGTGAAAAAGCTGACCGGCGATGAGGTGGCCCAGTTGGCCGCGCTGGTCGACGCAAGTTGACGGGACCTGTCCATGGCCAATGACGCCCAGCTTGCCGTCTCGATCGTCGGCAGCATCAAGAGCCTTGAAAACTCCCTGAAAAGAGCAGGCCTCGCGCTGGACAGCTTCGACGGGGAGGCTGACCGAAAAACCAAGCGCACCGCGCGCAAGATCAGCGACAACCTGGCCAACGCCGTCAACGACAACGCGGTGTTGCGGCTGGACCAGTGGCAAAACCTTGGTTTCCAGATGAATGACGTTCTGACCGGGCTCGCGTCCGGTCAGAAGCCCATGCAGGTCATGGCCCAGCAGGGTGGGCAGATTTACCAGGTGCTGGCCGGCGCAAACGGCGGCGTCACCGGGGCGCTGAAAGAAATTGGCCAGCGCGCCGTGGGGCTGGCGACGCCATTCGCGCTTGCGGCGGCCGCCGTCACCGCCACGGCGGCAGCGGCGTATCTGCTCGGTACGCGCTGGTCGGACGCTCAGGATAAAATCCAGCTTGGCCTCACTGGCATCGGCAAGACGTCCGGCGCGACGGTCAAAGACATCAACGATATTGCGTTTGCCATGGCCGACGCCGGACGCATGTCGGCCTCGGCTGCGCGCGATATTGCGACCGCGCTCGCATCCACGGGCCGCATTGGCAAGGGGCAGATTGGCGCAATCACCGGGCTTGCGCCCGGCTTCATGAAGATTTTCGGGGTCGACGCGGCGAAGGCGGGCGAAGAGCTAGCCAGAATGTTTTCGGACCCATCCAAGGGGGCGGACGAATTTAACGCGCGCCTCGGCAGTCTGGATGACCGGACGCGCCAATATATCCGCACCTTGGATGCTCAGGGCGACCGGCAGGGCGCTATCCTTGCGCTGGTCCAGAATGTCCAGGCCCCACTGGATGAGGCGGCCAAGAAAACCGGCATTTGGACGCGGGCGTGGAATAGCATGGCAGATGCCGCCGACAGGGCTGGCGCGGCCATCCAGCGGGCGACTGCTCCGACGCTCGATCAAAAGATGGACATCCTGCAGTCCGGGCTCCGCCTTGCCCAGGGCGGTGACCAGCGGGAGGCCGTAGAGGCCGCGAAGCGTCGCGGCGTGCCGGATGAGGAAATCTGGCAGTTCGCCCCGAGCTATGACCCGCAGATGGTCCGCGTGTACCAGCGCGAAATTGACATTCTGCGGCTGAAAATGGAGGCGGTCGCCGCCGTCGAAAAGGAGCGGGCTAAGACCGTCGCGACCAACCAGATGTCGATTCAGGCCGGTGAGATCGTCCGCCAGTACGACGCGGCGGGCGAGGCCATCAAAAAGGTCGAAAATGACATCAAGGCGCTGGAAAGCGCGCTGGCGGATGGGTCAGTCATCGCCAAGATTGATGGCGGACCTGCGCGCGCCGCCGAGGCCCTGGAGTCATACCGGACCAAGCTGGCCCAGCTCAAAAAGGACTATGCCGAGGGTGGGGCCGCTGCGGCGTCAGCGCTTCGCCAGGCGCAGTTTCAGGAGCGGACGGCGGGGCTGAGCAGTTATGAGCGCGGCCTGCGCGAAATTACGCAGCGTTTTAACGATATGCGTGAGGCTGCCCGCCGTGCAGGGCAGGTCGACGCGCTCCCCAAGATCGACGCGACTGAGCGCGCTGCCATTGGCGCCTATCGCATCCAGTCTGGCGAGCGCGCCAGATCGCAGGTCATCGTCCCGTCCGACTACGCGCAGCAGGTCATCGGCGCGGAATCAAGCGGCCGCGACTGGGTGAAAAACCCGAATTCATCCGCCACCGGCGCTGGCCAGTTTACCAGGGGCACCTGGCTGTCCCTGTTCCGCAAGACGTTTTCAGACGTCGCCGCCGAAATGACCGATGAGGCCATCCTGGGGCTGCGGACCAACCGGGAGTATTCGGTCAAGCTGATCGAGGCTTATGCCAGGGAAAATGCCCTTGCGCTAAACCGGGCCGGCTTTGAGGCGACCAACGCTAATCTGCATCTGGCGCATTTTCTCGGTCCCGGCGGCGCGGCGAAGGCGCTTCGGGCCAACCCGTCCGACCTGGCCGCCAACGTGTTGGACGCAGATCAGGTGGCCGCCAACCCGACGATCCTCGGCAACGGCAAGACCATTGCTGACGTGCTGGCTTATGCCCAGCGGCGCGCTGCGGCAAACGGTGTCGCCGCCAGGTCCGTGCGTGAGGCCACGATCGCCGAGCAGCAGAATACCGAGGCGATCGGCAAGAGCGCTGCCGAGGCGGCCCGGCTGGCTGCGATCAATGAGCAGCTTAACGCCAGCCGTCAGGCCGGCGGGGAGCTGGGTCAGAGGTTTGCGACGGCGGAAGCCCTGATCAAGGCGTCGTCTGACCAGCTAACGCCAGCCCTCGCGGCGCAGCGGGAAGAAGTGCTTCGCCTCGCCGACGCCCGCGCCAAGGCGTCGTCGGCCGGCTTGTCGGCGCAGTTTGATCGGGATCTGAAAGACCAATACGCGGCCCTCGGCCGCACGGCGACCGAACAGCAAGTATATCAGCAGGCCAAGCAGTATGCGACGCCAGGCACGGCGGAATTCGACAAGGCGACGGACGCATTACAGCGCCTCAAGGATGTATCCGCCACGAAGGACACGGCAGGGTCGTTTCTCAAGGGGCTTGCGAGCGATCTGATGAGTGGGACCAAGGCGTCTGAGGCGTTGACCAACCAGCTTAAGCGTTTGGCGTCAACCTTGGCGGATAAAGCCATCGACAGCCTGCTTTCCGGCCTGTTCGACACTGGCGGCAAAAGCAGCGGCGGCCTCATTGGCTCCATCGTCAAACAGTTTACGGGTAGCGCGACCGGCAAGGCGTCCGGCGGCTGGATCGCGGGGCCTGGCGGCCCTCGATCTGACAGCATCCCGGCCATGCTCTCCAACGGGGAGTATGTCGTTAATGCCGCTGCGGCTGCCCGTCATGGCGCGCTGTTGGAGGCAATCAACGGTGGCCGCCTGTCCCGGTTTGCCAATGGCGGCTTTGTCGGCCCCGCGATCCCAAGGGTGATGGCCCCGGCGGCCGTGCGCGCGCCCAGCGTCCAGATCAACAACTATACGGGGGAGCCCGTACAGGCCCGGTCTGACGGCAATGGCGGCATGCAGATTGACGTCGGGCGAATGGTGGATGGCGCGCTGGCGGAGCGCATCGCAGGCGGGCGCGGTTTAACATCCCGGGCGATCACCGCCCGTGCGACCCGCGCAGATCTGAGAGGTTGAATATGCCCTTGCCTGTCTGGCCGTCTGGCCTGGACCATCGCCCGGCTATGGAGCCGCTATCGGTCCAGAGCCCTTATGGCGATGCGGTTGTCACGGAATTTGAGGATGGGCCGCCGCGCATGCGCCGCCAGTCCAATACCGTGATCCAAAAACTGGCCTATGTGGTCCGCGCCCGGTCGGCCGGCGAATATGCCTTGTGGGAGGGGTTTGTCCGGCAGACGCTCGGCAATGGCGTGTCGCATTTCACCATGCCGGTATTTTTGCCGGCCCTGGGGTGCGTGCCGCGCCGCTGCTATCTGGATGGCGGCAAGTGGTCCGCCAAGCCTAACGGGTCCGGGGCGTGGCTGGTGTCCTTCACCCTTTGTGTGTTCTCGCCATGAGCATTTCCGCCGCCATGGAAGAGGCCTACGCCGCCGCCAAGCCTGATCAGGTGATTGTCCAGACGCTGGAAATGGACCATCCGGCGTTTGCCCAGCCGGTGCGGATTGTTACCAATGTCGCCGAGAATATGACCCTGACGGCCCCCGGCGTTGGCGACGTGTTGTTCCAGGCTTGCGGCGTCAGCATCACCCTGCCGGGCGATACCGAGGATGGGCCAACGCAGGCAAAGGTCCGCGTTGACAATGTCTCCGGCATCCTGCGTGGCTATCTCAAGGATGCCGTGCAGGCCGGCGAGCCCATCAGGGTGACGTTTCGCGCCTACATCCTTGGCGAAATGCAGCCCGGGGAGGTCATCGACGGCATGGAGTTGGCGTCGGTATCCCTTACTGCCACGGCGGCCGAGGGCGCGCTCAAGTTTCGCGAACTGGAGCTACAGGCGTTCCCATTGGCCACCTATGACCAGCAGTATTATCCGGCATTGCAGGGCTGACGCGGCTATGGACCAGGTTGCGTATGTCTCGGCGCTCATCGGCCAGCCATGGCAGGCTGACGGCCTGCATTGCTGGGCGCTGGTCCGCCAGGTGGTTGGTGATCTGTTTGGGGTCGATCTGCCGGCAGTGATCGAAGCGCCGGAGGGCCGGCGGACAAAGGCGGGCATGTTCGCCAATCATCCGGCCCGCGCCGGCTGGGTCGAGGCGCAGCCGCCGCTGCCGTGGGCAGTGGCGCTGATGCACCGGCGCGGCGGCGCACGTGATGTCATCGAGCACGCCGGGGTCTATTTGCCGTTCGACGGCGGCGGCGTGCTCCATGTCGACAACCCCCATGGCGTCGTCTTCGACACCCTGTTCGACCTGCAGCGCATTCGCTGCTGGGCTACGCCTCTGATGCTTGTGCCTACATTAGGGTTCGGACTCATAACCAGTAGCTGATGGTCGCCGCGATGCAGACTGTGGCCATGAAGTTTACGGCGCTGCGATCATACCGGGTTGCGATGCGACGGAAGTCCTTGA